TCTAACATCACCGAGAAGTAAAAAGCGACTAAGTGCCCGTGGGGATAGACCCGTCTCATCTATCCCCACGGGTTTTACTTTATACTTGACTTAGGAGGCAATAATTATGAGCTATATAGAATTTGACAAAATTGACGGGCTTTACTCAGGCGATCACCGCCGAGTAGCCGAGGTTATTCAGGATCTATTTCCAACGGTTAGATTGATCCGTGTAGATTCGCTACACCCAGCTTTTGATCCAAATAGGCCATTTGCGCTAGTAGATGAGCCACACATGCTACCGCCGTATGTAATTAGATACATGAAAGAGTCTGAAGTAGACCAAAGACTAGTTGCATGGCTTGTAGAGAACAACATGCACGACAAGGATTCAAAGGTCAACAGACTTCGCATTCTAGAAATGGCTGAAGCCGCCATGAAGGCCAAGCGTGAGCTAGAATGGATGGAGGAAAAGAAGGACATGATGAAGTCCGTAATGAGCTCCAAGAAGAACGTATACCGCCACGATGGAAAGGTACTTAGAAAGTAATGCCAGCAGAACTATTTACTAAACAAGCCCTTGAAGTCATTACAAGAGTAAAGACCCAGTTTGGCGATAATTCAGGCGCTCAGCTTACTGACGGCACCATCATCCGCTGGATCAACGACGGCCAGCAAGAAATTGTCAACAATAACGCGATCCTCAAAGACACCAGGATTGGCAACATTGTTGCTGGACAGGCTGAGTACACTTTTCCCGCAGACAAGGTTCAGTACATTGAAGCTTTGTATGTAGAGGGTCGCCCACTAAAAAACCTATCTCCGCAAGGCGCTAGGGATTTTATCCTAGCTACTGATCCAAAGCTTGAGTCAAAGAGCGACTACCCAGAGCTTTGGTACGAGCGTGGCGGTGTTATTACCGTTTACCCGGTCCCGCAGAAGAGCTTTCCTGGCGGGCTGAAAATGGAATTTGTAAAAATGCCTACCGCAATAGTTAACTCATCTGACTTGCTATCAGTGCCAGATCGCTACATCAACGAACTTGTAAACTACTGCATGATCCAGGCTTTGGAATACGACGAAAACTATCAAGCTGCTCAGTACAAGCTGGGCCAGTTTAGGGAAGGATTGGACAGGCTACACTACAAGGAGAACATCTCCCAGTCAGATCTATACCCAGTAGTATCGCCGGATCCAGCCGACTATGTCTGAGATTGTAAGAGAACGCGCTGCGGTCCTCAGAGACTTCTCTGGTGGACTAAATAACTATTGGGATCCTTCGACCATTGCGGAAAACGAAGTACCCTTCCTTAAGAACTTAGAATTCTCGACATCTGGTGCACTAACATCACGCCCACCGATATGGGATCCAGGCGACACATTTCCTGAAAACGGAGTGCACTTTAACCTGCTTGGCTACTACATTGCAGAAAACGGCACAAGGTATGGCGTATTTACATCACTCACAAAAACTTACATCTTTGATCTAAATAACACTTGGACAGAAATTTGGAACCACCCAGCTGCCGACTTTGTTCAGTACCTTAGCTACATCATCATGTGTCGCACCACTGGTGCAGGTGCTTACTGGGGCCCTAGCGGTGCTCCAGGCTACAACGCGGGAACTGGTCTTTGGACTGGGACTGGATCAAACACTTCAACAATTGCCACCATGCCAGCTGGCCGTGGAATTGAACTATACCAAGAGCGTCTATTCCTGTTTGGTCCACTAAACACTGCAACCCAATCAGTGCTCTACTGGTCAAACATTTCTGGCGAGATCGAAGGCGCACCAGGACAGGACTGGCGTTGGTGGGACACTAATAACAACTTCACTGCAGTAAACTCTGGTGACGGACAGTGGATCACTGGCCTTGTCACTGGATATAACGACATCACAATCTTTAGAAACGCATCCACCTACCGCTTTACTTTTTACGACGTAGTAAAAGAAGGTACTGTAGCCAAGGTTCAAGATGGTATTGGCGCTGAAAATCAACTTTGTATTGCCCGCTACGAAAACGCTTTGATAGTGCTATCTGGCGAACAGCTTTACACCTACTACAACGGTGTGTTTCAATCTCTAAACGATCTAAAGGTTCGCTTTGAAGAGGCTGATGGATCTGAAAACCTAAAGGTCAGATACGCTATTTCGGTCCTAGGATCTCGAATTATTGTCTGGTTTGGCGGAAACACTTACGTAGCTCAAATGAAAACCGGTACTTGGTCTAGCTGGGAAGGCGCTCGTGAGATGGCTTACTGTAAAGTGTTGCCGCCTTCAGCAAACAACATTGATAAAGCTGTTGAAGCTTGGGCTATTTCAGGTAGCGCAACTTCTAGCAAATGGAAGCCATGGCGCATCTCTGGACACAGGCATGAGGGTGACGGTGCCGAGAGCATGGTTTGCGAGCTCCGCACTAGGATCTATGACTTCGATACACCTAACGAGTACAAGAGGCTTTATTGGTGGGCTGCCGACATTATGGCTGTTGGCGAAATTGTAGCTAGGGTATACCCTGTTTCGCTAGATACTACTACCCAAAGTACTTGGGATCACCTAGAGCGATATACATGGGATGAGCTAGCCACTAGCATTGACGGCTGGGATAACCCTGCTCCAGCGCCGTTTAACGTGCAAACTAACTCCGTTTTTGCCTACAGACGCCCAGAGCGCATAAACCTAAAGCTAGACCACAGCCTACGTTTCCGTAGGGTATACTTTGAATTGAAGATGAACTGTGACGGTACAGCCGCTACAGCTCCGACTCAGATCTTTAGCATTACTCCTATGATCGGTGTAAAGGCCAAGACTTCAGAAAGAATTAGCTAATGGCAAAGGGAATGAAAGGCTCCGCAATGGGAGCGGGATTCAATCCTTATGCTGCTGGAGCTAAGGTCTACGGATCGGGTAGAATGAACCCAACAATGGGTCCTGTTGACAAAATGGGATACTCAGAACGAGACAGAAAGCGTAAGGTTCGCCTTAACGCTCTTCAGGCTCGCATGAAGGCTGGCCAGAAGAAACAATTTGCAAGCCCTAACTATGCGAGGTTCGAGTAAATGGCAACTACAGTAGCGCAGCCGGGCACGGCTCTAAGAAAGATCGCTAAGACATACGCTGCCGAAGCAGGTATGCCAGTTGACCAATACCTTGAAAGACTTAGAAGACTAAATCCAGATTACGCAAAAACTGGCGGATCTGAGGCGCTAAGACTAGGTAAGGGTGTAGGTAAGCAGGATGCAGCCGAGGCTCAGCCAGTAGAAGCAGGCACACCAGAGTTTGAAGTTGCCAACATTCTTGAGTCTCCTCTGTACTCACAGAACCTAAAGGACTACTACCTAACCCAGTACCTTCCTGGTTTGACTCAGCAGACCTATGACATCAACCAGGCTCAAATAGAATTCCAAGCTAACGAAGCCGATCGCGCAAGACAGCGTGGCGAGGCTATAAAGCGTGTAGCCGGAAGCTATGCAGCACGTGGCATGAGATCGCCAGCAGCGATCAACCAAGATCGATCTGAAATCCAGCGAGAGTTTGGAAATCTAACCCGCGCTGAGCAGAACCAGATCCAGTCTTTGATCAACCAACGCGACGTACTCTACGGAGCTGGCGCTAAGGATACTGAAAGCTTTATGACTAACCCGAATCTATTTGGATCCATCGGGGCTGGCGCTCGTAGATCCTCACTAGAGGGCCTGCAGCAACTTCCTGAGCGCTACGGACTACTAGGACTCAACGCAAGCACTGCACCTATGGTTCAGAAGCCAGCTGCAACCGGCACAGTTACTCCTGCAAATACACCAAAGCCAATCAAAAAAGGCAAAAAAGGCGGTAAGAAATAATGGCAAAACAGCCATACAATCCATCTGATCCATTTAGGTTACAAGAAACCCTAAGATCTGCTGGCCTTGAAAATTTTACAAAATATTTTACTCCTCAAGGAACAAAGCCTAAAGTAACACCTCAAGGGCCAACAGGTGGTAGACGTTTTTACCAAGGTCCAGCCGATATTGGGACAACTCCAACAGCACCTATTGACTACACCCAAATACCAAGAACATCTGGCGGTAGACCTGCAACTGGTATAGATCGCCGAGTTGAAGAAAATAGAGCTGCTGCAACAGCGGTTGGTACTGGAGGAGCTGGTGGCGCTGCAAACCCTATTAATGCTTTGTTTGCTCCACTGTTTCAGAACCTACGCCAGCAAAGACAAATGGCTAACCAGCGCTACGAAGCAAACAAGAATCAGGTTACAAACATCTATGGCCAGATTACTGGTGCACGCGAGGCAGACATCCCAGCTTTGGAAACTGCATTTAAGCGTTTGGTTGATGCGGCATCTACTCGTAGCACTGCCGTAAACACTCAGATCGACACAGCAGAAGCTGCACGCCTTGCAGGAAACCAGGCAGCGCTACAGAGCATGGGACTTGAAGGTCTATCTACTTCTCAGGGCGACATTGCATCTCAGGGTGCTGCGCTTGCTCAGCAGACAAACACTCTAAACGCTGAAAACTGGCAGAACTTGCTAAAGGCTTCTGGCATCAACGCTCAAGAGATTGCTCGGGCAGATGTCACTGGATACAACTACGCAATGATGGAAGACCTTGGCCAGCTTCGTGGTGCTCGTGAACAGTTTGCTCAGGATCTAGGACAGCAGCGCTTTGAGCTACAGTCAAAGAAGGCTCAGGCTACTTTTGAATATCAGCAGGCTCAGCAGAGAGCTGCTGCTGCAGCTGAAGCTGCAAAGCAAAGAGCTAAGGCATCTGCAGCGTCTGCTGCTGAACAGCAAATGGCAGATTCACTAAAGGCTTCAGGACCAGTACTAAGTACTGTTAGCCAACTAATTGCCAACGGTTCTTTACCTGATACTTCTGGTGCCAAGGTTATTGACGTCATTACTGAGTGGTATCAAAATGTTCCACCACCAACTGCAGGAAAATGGAACCGCGCTTCTGCTACTAATTCGATCCTTTCTATTGCGGGACCTACCTTGACACCTGCGGAAAGAACCGCAATTCAGGCTGTTTTCAGCAACTCTAAGTGGTAAAGCACCCCCAATCTAGTAGGATTTAGCTATGGCTATTGACCCCAATCTACTTGCATCGCTGACAGCTGGCGCAACTGCCGGAGCAAAAACAGCCAATACTGCAAGCTCAACCGGCATTGATTGGGAAGCTGCCAAAAAGAAAAACCAACCTGGCGCTTGGAGCCTTGGCCAATCAATTATTGACATCCTTTCTACCGGAGGCTATGCTTCAGCAGGTATCACTCGAAAGGTGGGAGAGAATGTATCCGCTATCCAGCGTGGCGATCTTGGCGGTCTGCTTGATCTCCTTAATCCATTATCTGTTGTCCCAGCGGCGGTAAAAGGCGTACAAGAGCGCCGTACATACAGCGAGAACCTCCGCAATTTAGGCGTTGAAGATAAGACTGCAACTTGGCTAGGACTTGCACTTGACATTGGTCTAGACCCAACTACTTACATCACTGGCGGTACTGTCGCTGGTGTAAAAGGTGCTGCTGCTGGTGCTCGTTTAGCATCTGAAGCGAATAAAGCAAATGCAGTTGTGGTTCGCTCCGCTGCTGAAGCAGCTGCCGAAAACTTACCAGACGTATCTAGGCCTTTTATCCCGACAGATGCTCCGCTTACGCAAGGACAAAAACTTGGGAACTACCTGACTGGTGTATTGCGTGGCTATGAGTTTAAGAAAACTGAACGTGCTGCAGAAATCAGCAATAAAAAACTAAACAAAGCCATACGAAAAGACGCCGAGAAAACTGGCCAGTTTGACCTGGGCGACGAAGCCGTAAATAATCTAGAGACCGCAAGCAAGTCTACAAGTAGCGCACTTGCCGATGATTTAGCGCTAATAAACCGAGATAGGTTTATGCAAGCCGTTGCAAAAAGCCCAATACTTCAAGCTAAGTATGCAAAACGTTTAGACAAGATGAAAACTCAAACCGCAAGAGCTGAAGAATTACGCTTTGTCGATCCTAAAACAGCCAAAAAGACAGATGCGGCAACGGCAAGCGAAACTGCAAAAGTTAGCCAAATAGAGGAAGCCGTAAACATTGACCCAACTCCAGCCACCGTAAAAGAAGTCAATGAGCTAGCTCGTCCAGCGATTCTTGAAGAAGTAGAAAACGCTACTGTAATTGCAAACAGGACAGTTAATGAGGAAATTGCAGCAGCTTTAAAGAAGGAGTTAGGTGTTGCTAAAAAAGCAGTTGACAGACAGCTAAGCAAAATTAAATCTTCATTTTCTAACCTTGAAAAGGAAGTTCTCGATTTTGCTTCTAAAGTAAATGATCCCGCTACAGGAAAGAGACTTAGCAAATCTGCAAAACCCCGTGAAGAGTTGATGGAGTATATTGCAAAAGAGTTAGGCGCTGGAAGGATCAAACTTACTGCTAATAGGGCTGCTCAGTTTGCAAAAGCGATCGGAACAACTAACGATCCAGGACAATCAATCGTTGATCTAACCAGAAAAACTTTAGTCACATTTGGCCGAGAGCTTCGCAAACTAACTAAAAAAGAAACTGAATATAATCGGATATTAGAAGAAGCTAATAAGCTCCCCCGTGGCCTTGAAAGTGGTTTCGTAAACGCAACTTCAGAAAATACCGCCGCCGCAACTGGTGCGGTAAACCCTGGCGAAACAGGACGCATCGTTGAAAAGGCTATGGATCTTGAGGGAGAAGTGGCGGCATCTATTGACGACATTGCTGAAGAAGCTTTATTCAACAACCCATCGGCTACAGCAAAGACTCCAGAAGAGCTAGTCGATGCCGCAACGAATCTTAGGCTAGATTCAGCTGAGCAGTTTATAGACAGCATCGACTTCCTTAGAAGCACTGGATCAAAAACTTTTGGCTTTAGATTAGAGAGCCTACTTAGAAGTTCAATTGAGGAAGGTTCGTTTGCAAAGTTTAAAGAACTTGCAGCAGAGCGTGGCCTGACTGTAGATGAATTACTACTTGAGGCATTTGAGGGCAATAAGGCAATTATTAATGACCCAAGATTCTCTATTTCTACTCAGGCCGTAAAGCTGGATGTAATAAATAGCGAAGCAAGATTTAACACTTACACAAAAACAACAAATGCCGAACGTGTTTACGTATCGAATAAAGCAAGAACCCCGCTATCCGCTCTGGAAGAAGAAGCCCACATCGGCAGGTCCGGAGACAGTATTTTTCGCCTAATGAACATTCCAGTGCGAACTGAAGAAAACATTTTGATGCAGCTTCGCAGAGATGGCGCGAAGAAGGTGGGCGATAAGTTAAGCGATGGCTTTGTTCCACAGTCAGTAAACATTACGCTTTCGGACATCTCGCTCGCTGCGATCAAAGCCGGAAAAGGCGATGTCTTCGCTGCTATCCGCTACCCTGGTTCAAAGTACCAAAACGTAATGCCTAGCAACATTGAGTATGCGTTCTTGACAATGAACCGCTACATCGAACTGGGTGAAGATATCAGACCAGGTAGCGACGCTTGGAATGAAATTAAAAAAGCATTCAACGAGCAATATCAACTTGCTGGCATAAGTGGTGGCAAATACGGTAAGCGCGACGTAGACGAGTTCTTTATTCCTGCGGCGCATCTGAACCCCGGTGTCGTAACAACTAAAGACAAGAAAAAAATACAGCTTAAGCAGATCCCAGATATTGACAAGAAGATTGATGCCGCAATTCAGGTAATGCTTGATAGCGCAACCGAGCTTCGCAGCCTTCATGCAGCACGCGCCGCAGGTCCTATAGCCTACGCTGCAGCTGAAGCGTTGCCACAGGCTAGACAACTTATGTTGGGTCTTTTCGAGTTTTTTGCAGCAAGAGAAGAGTTTATGGGAAACCTAGAAACTTTAGCAAAAGCATCTACCGGTGGTGTAAATGCAGTTGCAACAGGCGTAAAGGGTATCCCAGGGTTTAACCAGCTCAAAGAAATGATGAAGGCAATTGTCAAAACATCAAGTGTCGGTGCAAAAGCGTTTAAGGATCAAGACATTGCAGGTCAGGCATCTGATCTAATCTTAAACATTTTTATGAAAGATCTAATAGGCGCAAATAAGGCAGACTTAATAGAAAAGCTTGGGCCAAATTCTACGATGCGCCTAGAGGCGTTCCTTACGCAAGAAGTCGATGCGCTATACACGGCCGTTAGAACAGAGCTTGATCTAACCAATGCAATGGGCGCTACAAGGCCAAGCACTAAACTTACTCCAAAACAAACTTCGGATGGAAAAAACGCAAGACGAAGACAGAACACGGTAGAGTCTGAGAAGTCTGTATCAATGGCGCAAGCTGCCATTAAAAACCAAGAACCTGCAGTTACCAGAGAAACCGCAACCCCTCGTCCTATTCCAGAGGATGGCGGA